CGGGGTCTGGTTGACCTCTTTTTGATTGTGCTAATTGAGGAAATACACATCTAATTATTCCTCCAGCAGTTAAGTTAGTATTAAGTGGTATTGTTATCTCAACAACTTGTGTAAAAATCTGATTGTATCTCATCATAGCCTGAGAATGAATCCTCTCAGGATTAGCGTTTCGATTTACAGAATCACTCCAACCATCATCACTCGCATCTTTTTCTAAAGTTCCAACGTCTAACATTGCAACAAATATTCTACTTGGTATATCACCTAGAGTCTCTTCACTATCATCATTTATTTTTGGTAACGGAAATGGTTTATCACCCAAAGTATTAACTTTACCCACATAATCTTTTGAATTAAAAACTGATATTGATGGTTTGAATGAAACAGGATTAATATAGTAACGAACACTACTATAAGCACCTCTCTCAAGTTTACCGATCAAATCTTGATTTCTTGATGTTCCATATGATAAAATTTTAAAATTCTTATGAGGATCGTCTGAGTCAATAACAGATGGAGAATAAACAAGATCTTTTTCAAATGGTTCTTGTTCCATTAAAAAATCAATAGAGCAAAAATTATATCCATTTTGAGATTGGAAAAATACATATCCAGCTGAGGAATCTTCAGATGGTTTCGCTTTACCAGAAACTGATTTTGCTGATAACCAAGTAATAATGGTAAATGGTTTTTTCATATTACCAATAAAACCATACTTATTCTGTGTCTCCTCAACGTAATTAATCTTATCATCAGATATATGAAGATAATTCTTCATTATATCATTTACTGAATTAGATATTTTTTCAGAGGTTGGAAACTTTTTACCAACTCTCATAGTTTCATTTGTAATTGCTTCTCTTGATACTAGATTTAATGTAAAACTTTCTGTAGATTCATCAAGTAAAACGTTTGTTATGGATGCAACGTAAAAATAATCAGTTATATCTTCTGTAAAGTCTAATCCAGAATTTGTCCCTGAGTTACCAGAAATCTTGATTAATACTCTTTCACCACCTCTCAAAGGTAATCCGTTATATATGGTTTGTTTTTTTCCATCTTTACCTATGATACTTCCAGCTGTGTTAGCAACGATCACTCTTGCAGTCAAATATGGAGAGAAAATATTTTCAAAATATGTAAACGCAATCACACCTTCAGATATATCAGCAGTTTTTGAACGATCTGCCGACTCTATAATAAACTTTTCATAGACTGATTTCTTAGTGGACATTTTATTTGTTTAATACGATTGATTGTAATTTTTTCACAGCATTTTTCATTTGTTCACTATCTTCATTTGTAAAATTCATTTTTTTAGAACCACCAGAACCTGATGCTCCTCCACCACCACCTGAATTAACAGGAACTGCTTTTTCAATTACCATCACCTTATTACGATCTCTTTGACCACCATTGAAGTTAAATGATCTTTCAGTTTTTAAAGCATTAACAATATCATCAGATTTTAGTATATCCTTTGCCTTCTTGTCAATACTCTTTACATCACTTTTAAATTTTGCTGCTATTATTGAAGCATTTTCTTCTTCAGGTATTTCATCAGTTGGTTCTTCCTTTCCTTTACCTTTAAAGAAGTTTGCAATAAAACCTTTTACACCATCAACTAATCCTGCCTGATTATCATCCGCATTCTTTTCTTGTGTCTCCTCCACTCTGGACTCTTCAGTTTCATTCCCACTTCTTTCCTGTGCTTCTTTATTTTTTATATCGTCAATTAAATTATCACTTGGAACTCCCTCAACGGAATCACTATCTTTGGTTTTGTTATTGCCAGAATCATCACTTGAATCTGTAGTTGATTCTTTGGGTTCAGATTTAGTGTCGTCTATTTCATTTTTACCTTCATCCTGACCTCCTTGAGTAGTAGGTGGTTCTGGTGTATCTGGAGGCACTATCAAATCCTCAATATCCTGTTCACCATCCTCTTTTAAATCAAAAAGTCGTCCACCTTGATTATATCCTGCTGCGACATCAAGTATATCTTTACTCACTAATGCTAAATTATTATTCGCACTTTCAAGTTCGTCATCATTTGATTTCTTTAATCCAAGCAAATCTATTTTAGGCAATCTAGATATTGCATCTGTTATTCCAATTCTAATACCACTTAAGAAATCACCAATATAATCAATAAAATTAGTCAGAATAGTTGTTACTTTTCTAACTCTATCAATTAATCCACTTATAGCTTTTATGATGCCTGGTAATTGATTTACAAACCAGCCTATCAAAACAATACCGAAGAAATCCATTATTCTTCCTAAGAATCCTTTTGTGCTTCTTGATACAAGAGCACCTTGTCTTTTGGTTACACCTTGAACTGTTGATGCTTCTAATTCATCTTCACGTTGTATTCTTCTGGCATTTTCTCTTCTTTTTCTGAAATAGGCATCATCTTTACCAATCAAAGTCCTTTTAAACTTATTAGATTCGTTTGTCTGTTGTGCTATTTCAGAAGCAGTAGTTCTTGCCTTAAATAATCCTTTCGTAAAATTAGTTACGGAGTTGCCTATCGCCTTAATGCTAATTGATGATTTAAGGACTGCATCCCTTCTTGCTCTAATATCTGACATTATACCACCACATTATAAATTGATTCAGTTAACCCAACAAAATTATTTGCAAAATCAGATGTTGGAATATTAGGAAGTTGATCACCAGGTGACTTAGTGCTTATTCCACCAGCAGCTGCATTAGCATTTACACCAGATTGAGTATCAGGCAATCTGACATATTGTATATCTGAATTGTTTACTTCTTCAGATAATTGACCACTCACATTTGCCTCCTGTTTCCTATTAATTGGAACAATATTATTAGATGTATCTCCAGATTTACCACTTGCAGTTACGGTGGTAAATGTTTTACCCTCATACTCACTTCCGCTAGATGAAACATCTGTTGCCTGACTATCAGTAGTGCCATCACTAGTGCTTGGAGGTGCACCAGTAATTTTATCAGATAATTGCTCTGCCTTACCACCCACGTATGAACCTATAAGTGCAAGACCAATACCACCTATCAAACTACTCGCTGGTTCAGGTGCGATAAGCATTGCTGTCAAAAATGGTGTTAGTGTACCAATTAATCTAGAACCCGATCCAGCTATTGCTTGAGTATTTGTTTGACCCTCTTCTTTTCTTTTTTTAAAGTTAAAAATAGACTCAATTCCTTCAAAAGCTACGAAAAGTGGTCCTCCTAATTTTTGAAGAAGTCCTTTACCACCAGCTTTTGTTCCACCCTCTACAGCACCTGTTACAACTTTTTTACCAAAAGCAGTTTTAAAGAAATTAGTAATCGCTTTTTTTATACCTGGACTCTTAAGAACTTGTTTTCCACCAACACCTATTCCTAAAAGTGTTAATAAATTTTTAGGGTTGAGTAACTTTAGTAATCCACCTCCACCACCTTTTGCATTTATTATTCTACCAGCCGCTGCTTTTACAAATTTGAAAAAATTGCCAACGTTTCTTCCTATAAAATTTATTACTGCAGAAAATGGTTTTTTAATTAAATTTCCGAATGCAAATTTAAGAGTAAGTCCTGCTAGACGACCAACAGATCCAATTATCTTTGTTACACCAACGGTGAGTCCAATACCAATGGTACCTAAAATTGCCAAGTCTGTTAAAAACTTCGTCTTAAACTCATTCAATGCATCAATATTACCTTCTGACCCTAATCTTATAAAAGTTAAAACTTTATCAGTCAACCATCCACCAGCAAGAATGAGTAAGAAGTTAGTTAATCTACTTAAGATGCCTTGTGCAAAGGTTGCAACTCTTCTAACTGGAGATAATAACGCTACTTGAATTTTCTTTTCTAATTCTGATTCTTTACCTTCTCTTAGTCCTTGCTCAGCTAATATTGCCTCTCTCTTTTGCTTTCCTGCTTCTCTTTGTCTTTGTAGAGTATCACTTATTGATAAGTTATTTTGTATTACTGATAAAGAACCATTTAAAGATCCAACTTGATCTGCTATATTTGTAAGTTGACTTGATACAGTTGAAAGAGTTAATGAGTTCTGACTAAGTAAACTTGTAGTTTGTGGATCTGGTTGGGCAACTGGTGGTGGAACAGCACGACCAGTAAAGATACTAGAAGAAACACTCCTTCTGATACCTCTAATGCCTCCTGCTATTGGGGATTGTAACCCTTGTTCCTCATCCATTACGTTCTTGTTGTGCTTTTAGATTTTCCTCTTCAATGTATTGTTGTAAGAGTGAGATGTATATTTCTCTCTCCCAAGGAATCATATTTTCAAGTTCAGTTAGACTATACTTGTGATGCTGCATCATTGCAAAATTGACCTTATAGTATGACACAAGATCTTCATGTGCCATACTTATGCGAAAAAACTCTGCAGCCCCTCAATTTTTATTTCACTTTCAACTTTAGTATTTGGATTAGTCACATTAATTTTATGTGCTAATTTTGGCATTGTCTCAAAGAAATTTTCAATCATCTTAAATTGGTTAGAGTTAAGTGACTCAACAAAATCAGATAATTCTTTCTTTGTACATTCTTGGTGTGACCAAGATTCTTCCTCAGTATACACTTGATCAATACATTGAGCAATTAAGTCAAAAGTATCATCAACTTTCATATCGTTAACATTATCAAAATTTGTTTTAATAAACTCATTTAACGAAGGATATTTCATTCTTAATGTATATTGGTCATCAAGTTGTATATCAGTTGAATGTTCTTTATCCTTTTGGATTTTAATATCGTCAATATTAATTGACATAGGCACTTGTGTTTTTCCATCATCTGGACAAGTGACCATCACTTCTATCTGCTCTCCAACTGACTTTCCACGAATATTTAAGAACAAATATTCAATATCAAAAGTTGCAAGTTTTTCAACTTTGATTCCCTTTGATAAAATACATTTTGCTATCACATCCTTTACTGCTCTAGCAATTTGTTTTGAATCTTGAGATTCCATCGCTAAAATTAATATTTTCTCCTCTTTGACTAGAAAAGGTCTATATTTAATTTTTCGATTAGACGATGGTAAAGTCAACTCATAAGTTGGAGTTGATATGGTTGGTAATGGCATAATAATTACAACACTTCAGTATGATTATTTATAGGGTATATTAGAAACGATTTTATCCTTGTCTGAGACTATCTCCTAATTGTTTTATAGAATCTGGGACACTATTACCTCTTTCATAATCAATACCCCTATTTAACACATTAAAACTTGCTCGCATTGCTGTGCTGAGTGACTTATCATTTTTTCTTGCTGTGAATAATGATGCTCTCTGATCTCTTCCTCTTTGATCATTCAAATCTATACCTAAAGCTCTTGCTAATGATGAAGATTCTCCACATACGTACCTGTCAAAACTGAATTGGGCGGTTGCTTTTAATATTTGAGAATTATTATATGATACTCTTGTAGAATTTAAAGAAATAGGAAACAGTCCAATAAATCTATACTCTAAAAATTGTGAGTGATTTCTTTCAAACTTTACTATTCTAGTGTCATTAGATTTATATTCTTTAGGATATTTCATTTTAAAATGATAAGTATCAGATGTTGGATCAGCGATTGAACCACTTGCTATAAAATCAATCCAATGTTCTAAAAATTTAAGAGATTTATATTCATTGTCAACATAAAATTCTAATGAAATTTGTGTAAATTGTCTTGTATGTGCAAATCTTTCAGTAAAACCTTGAAAATCACCTGTTGTATTTACAGATGCTAAAGCACTGCCAGGTAATACAGCATCACTACAAAGCAATCCAACGTTATCAGATACAAAACGATCATTTATCCCTTTTTGCCTTAAATATGTTCTACAATTTCCTCTTGGTAGTACAAATTTAACAAGAAACTGTGATGACAAAGATACGTTTTGTAACTTTGGCATTATATCTGATATTCCTCTTGGTCTTGGTGCTGCCACTCTAAATACTTCTATAGTATAGTTATTTAGATGGCTTATAGGGGAAAATACTATCCATCCTTTCCTAGAAAATATAAAGGTGATCCGACAAATATAATCTATAGGTCACTCTGGGAAAGAAAGTTTATGGTGTATTGTGATAAAAATACAAAGATATTAGAGTGGGGAAGTGAAGAGATAGCATTACCATATATTTCTCCACATGATAGTCGTGTGCACCGTTATTTCCCAGATTTTTATATCAAGGTGCAAGAGAACACAGGTAAAATAAAAAGGTATCTAATTGAAGTCAAACCACTCAAACAAACTGTCAAACCAAAAAAACCAAAAAGACAAACCAAAGGTTACATTCGTGAAGCATTTGAATATGCAAGAAATCAGGCAAAATGGAAAGCAGCAAGAGAGTATTGTGCCGACAGAATGTGGGAGTTTAAAGTTATCACAGAAAAAGAGTTAGACATATGAGTCGTATAGATCCCATAATGAAAAATCTTATCGGTAATGAAAGTCCCGATGATTTAGCAACAGAAATATTAGATGTGTTGACTGAAGGTAGTAATGTTCCTGAAGCAGGTAACTTTTACGTCTTTGTATATCGTGCGAAGACACCTGGTATTGCATATGACTCACACCCTCTTGTTGCAGTGACTGAAGTTTTTCAGTGGGGATTCAAAGGATTGAATTATCATTGGGGAGAAATGAGACAATATACCTTTCCAGAAGTAGTTGGTGGATTATATAAAGTTGATGAAATGGAATTAAGAGATTTAAGAACTTTACCTTTTGTCAAAATCGTACTAAATAGTTAAAAAAAATTATATATGCCTAATTTTCCTCCAAATTATAAAGAGCAAGAGACTTATTATGCGTCTCAAGAGTATCAGACAGCCGCAAAAACTGCTATAAAGGAAAATAAAAAACTTCCAGTGTACGGTGGTCCTCAAGGAGGGTTAGACAAAAAGAAAAAACAAACTTCTTCAAGAAGACCTCCAGCTAAATTATACACTTATCCAATTCCACAAGGTCCAAGTGAAAGAACTGGTGATAGACTGGTGATAAAATGCTTAGAGTATGAACCACCAAAAGCAACTAATATGCAAGTTGATGTCCTAAACGCTTTTATGGATGATGGAAATGGTAATAGACAATTTATTGGAATGGATGAACGTAAAGCAATAAAAAGTGGTGATTTAAAAGGTTTAAAAAATCAAGTTACTGGTCAACCATTGAAACATGATGACCCAATGGAGATTAGATTTGGATCAGTTGATGGAAATTCTAGGATGTCAGCTGGTATGAGTTCATTATTGAAATATATAATTGAATTACCCATACCTCAAGAATTAACTGACTCTAACTCAGTAACTTGGGGTGAGGATAGGATAAATGCACTTGAAATGGCAGCATTGGAGGTTGCACAAGGTGTAATGGCTACTGAAGGTGTAGGTGAAAATGCAGCACAACTTGCAAACGCAGCGGTAACTGCATTGAACACAGGTATATCAATACCTGGTTTAGACAGTGACACACAAGGAGCAGTTAGAGCTGCAATATCTGGTGCAGCAGTCGGAGCATTAGGTTCTAACGTAAGTGCAAAAAGTGTAATTGCACGTTCAACAGGTCAGATTATGAATAATAATCTTGAATTATTATTTCAAGGTGTGAATTTAAGATCATTTCCATTCACCATAACTTTTTCACCTCGTGATGATAGAGAATCACGAATGGTTAAAGATATTATAAGAAGATTGAAGCAATCAATGGCACCTAAAATTGGAGATAAGGCTGCTGGTGCTGCGGGAGGTATATTTTTAAAATCACCAGACGTTTTTCAATTAAAATATTTAAAAGATGGACACGATCATCCATTTCTCAATTCATTTAAATTAGCAGCATTGACTGGAATGACTGTAAATTATACAAACGCTGGCACATATACTACCTATGAAGATGGTACACCAGTTAATCTTAGAATGAGTTTAACTTTCAAAGAACTTAATCCAATATATGCAGAGGATTACTTGCAAACTGGAGCAGGACCAGGAGTCGGATATTAATGGGATATTTTAGAGAGCTACCTAACATAGCGTATCAGTCACCTTTATCACATAAAAATTCTTCAACAGATTACGTTGTTGTAAAGAATTTATTTCGTAGAGCAAAAATGCTTGATTATGTTCGATCAGGTGCGATAGAATTTAATAAGTTTGTAATTGGTGATGGAGATAGACCTGATACTATAGCAGAATATTTGTACGGTGATCCTGAGTTAGATTATATTGTAGTATTAGTTGCTGGAATAATTAATATTAACCATGAGTGGCCACTTCAAGATTATCAAGTATATAATTATGCTTTACAAAAATATGGTAGTGAAGAAAAATTAAATGAGGTAAAATATCACGAAACATTTGAAATAGTAGATAATCAAGGGAGACAACTTTTACCACCTAATTTAATAGTCGATGTAGATTTTAAATTTCCAGGTTCAATTACACAAGCAGGGTCAGTTAGATATACATTAGTTTCTCAAGCAGGTAATCGGCAACTTGATGATAAAGATGAATATACAGTTGCAACTGATGGTATTGCAAGAGCAGTTACAAACTTAGAATATGAATACACTAATAATGATAAAAAAAGAGAAATAGATGTATTGAGAGAAGGATACGTACAAGCGTTTATAAACGATTTAAGAGATGTATTGAAATATGATAAAAACTCAAGATATCTATCATCTAGTTTAGCGATTACAGAGAATACGGAATCAATTAACCCATAAAAAAAAGGGGGTCGTTTGACCCCCCAACATCACTATGTGATTATTCTTCTGCGAGTTTGGCGAAGTATGATAGTGCGTCATCCTCCTCTTCTGCTACTGCAGGAGTTGGTTTTGATACAGCAGCAGTTACTAACTCTTCTGC